TCCCGTCGGCAGTGTCGAGCCAAGCGGTGCCCAGAAGATCGCGCCGTCTACTTTTGGCTTGCCGAAGGTAACTTTTGTTGCGTCATTCGCCATATCTATACCTCCATGTGATAGATGTTATATGTGGATTGATACCTGTACCGACCAGAACGGGTGTCCGTGTGGTTGTAACAGGACGAAAGCTCTGCCCGGCCGATGTTCACGAGCATCTGGAAGTCATCCATGGCGTCTCTAACCCGCTCATCGAGCACGGCCGCGTCATGGAGACTCTTTCCGTATGACTGGAACGCGAACGAAGACACAGACACCCTGTCCTGCTTTCTCCCGCCGACTCGTTCGATGATGACAAGCGCATCAGGCCACTCCGGATAATCCTCCGATGGGATCTCCGGTACTTCCATAAGTACTGGTACGTCGAGCTTGCCGGTGAGGTATTCGATTAAACGTTCTTCGATCATACGGATCTCCTCACTTTCTCAAGAGTATTGTTCTCAAGGTTGTCGCGCTCTGCCTCAGGCGTTGCTGGGTAAACGGCTGCACCGACACGTTCGGGGTACTCCGTTCTCTCCTCAGCCACATATCCGGGGCCTGCTGCCTGTTGCATACTCTGTGCGTATCTCATACAGATAGCGAGCATTTCGTCACGCTTCAGAAGGTTTCTGATCCCCTCTTCATTGCGCTCGAATCTAATCATAGACAACCACCTTGACCTTCTTGTTCCACCGAAGCGGGATATTCGCCTCGATGCCCTGTGTCGGCTCACCGAGTGTGCGGTACTTCTTACCGAATACGATGACCTCTTTGTCGACCCAGTCGTGATCGTCGCCTTTCGGCAATGCGATCACATATGCCAGGCGTTTGCCGTGCACCTGAGTGACTTCGTTGATCTCGTCTGTAGAAGGCTCGCCCACCAGCACGCCGTCCACGGTGATCTGTTCGGGCTCATAGACAGGTCTGTTGAAAGCATCCGTGCCCGTCTTGGTCTTCGTCATGAGGATCACGCTTGTCGTTTTGATCATCGCGTTCACCCCTCATTCAGATCTTCGAGCGGGCTGTGGCTCCCGATGCGGTTTCCGACGCCGAGCATCTGCTTCTCAGCCTTGGAAAGATAGATCTCTCCTGCACCGCCGCCGCCACCGATCGTCCAGCTCTGCGAATAGCCGAGTGCCGACATGCTCCCCTGTGTTGCTCCCAGAGGGACACCGACATCCGTGCCATCGCCGAGGGATCTGATGACCGCTCTGCACGAGACGATCCTCTTGACCTCGCTGCCGGCTTCAGAGGCATACCTGTCTATCATGACGCCGACATCATCGAGAAGCGTTGTGCAGATCGTCCGTTCAGACTCGCTGAGAGTTCTGCTCATCCTTGCCTGCACGTTCTCAACTGTCGCATATGCCATCGGGATCACCTCACTTCTTGGACTTCGCTGTTGCTTTCTTCTTCGGCTTCTCTTCAGGTGCGTCCTTCAACCACACCAGTCCGAGATCCGCAAGATATGCTCCTCTCTCGTCACTGCAAATGAAGACGTCCCCAGATTTCCTGAGGACGCCTTCTTCCAGATCTTCAAAAGAGACGAGCGTTGTCGCCTTCTTCATACCGTCACCTCATTAAGCTGCGGTTGTGACTTTGCAGACTCTGTCAGCAAAGACCGGCAGAGCGGTAACACCAGAGTAGACGACGGTCTCGATCGCGCCGTTCTCGTACTTCGGAGAGACATGGACAGCCATCAGGCCGCTCTCATCTGCGGTCATCTCCATGCCATCGATCATTGTGCAGTTCGCAGCGACGACGTCGATGTTCTCGCATGCTGTGGAGTAGACAGTGCCAGCGGTGACGTTGCTGTCGAGGATCACGGTGCCGAGGCCCATGAAGTTCTCGATGTAGGAGATGCCGAAAGCGTTCTGAACGGTGATGTCCGCGCTGCCGAGGTAATCGTATGCATCGTCTGTGTTGACGAAGTGGATGGGAGTGAAGACCTCATCCTCGAACTTCTTCGCAACGTAAGCAGCACCCTTGGCCAGTTTCGCCTTGAAGTTTGCAGCGGTTGCTGTGCCGACGCCTGTGACGTTGGTCGCAGCGATGATGGACTGTCTGACCTTCGCCTGAGCCTGTTTGATCAGGGAAGCGTTAGCACCACCTACAGCGCTTGTGTAACCGATCTTCGCGATCTTCTCGATGCTGACGAGGTTTCTGTACTTGGCGAAGCTGATCTCGACGACGGTGCCGTTATCCATTGCGATGTTGGAGTCGGGGATCAGAGCCTTTTCTGCGACCGCCGTGTTGCTGAGGGTGCCGGAGCTTCTGTAGATCTTGAAAGCGGTGCCCGGAGCGACGACCTGGACGTCTTCCTTGCCCAGCAGAGCAAGCAGATTGTGCAGATCGGACTGGAACTTCGCTACAGCGTTGATTTCCTGCGCATGTGCCTGAATTGCCATGTTTGCCATTTGATATTCCTCCTAATTAATCAAATAGATCGATATTTTCTTCGATTGCCTTGATCCTCTCCTTCTCGTTCTTGATCGAGAGGATCTCTGCTTTTGTGAGAGTCGGGGCATTTGTCTCGCCACCGTCCTTCACTTTCGGATATGCAGGACTCGAAGCTTTGGCGAATCCCATGATCGCCTCAGCCTGTGCCTTCAGATCCGTTTCCGAAGAGCCTCTAAGAAGTGACGCAGGCACGCCGGTCTCTGCCGCGATTCTTTCCTTGAGTTCGCGTTCTTGGTTGGCTGCCTTCAGCGCATCCAGTTCCGACTGCAAGGACTCGGCCTTTTCGGTCGCCTTCTGCAGTTCCGTCTTAGATTCTTCTTCGATCTGGTCATACTTCAGAGCTTTCTCCTTCAGAGCCTCATAATTCTCGTACTTGGCCGTCACTTCTCCGACGCGCTTCTGCACGATGGCGTTGAGTTCCGCCTGTGTGAAGGTCTTCTCTTCTGTTGGCCGTGTTTCCTGGGCTTTTACCTCAGTGTTTTCCATCGTTTTACCTCCTGATGTATGAGTCTGACCACGTTTAAGGCACGTGTTGCCATATAAAAAGCCGACTACTGCGCCGGCTCCGTTCGACTTTGCTCTTCGTGTTCCTTCCGCTGTGCGTAGGCTTCGCGCTTCTGCTCGTTTATCTGCTCTTTGTTCTCTTGATACGCTTCCCGGCGCATCGCGTTGATCTTGTCCTGCGGGGATGTCCCTTCCGCGTCATAATACTGCTCGCGGAGCTTCTCGGGTCTGTATCCCTCGACATCCATGTCGCTGGAGAAGCGGATCGCGAACGTGCACATGCAGTGCGCATGGATATGGTCTGCGTGGTCACCACTCATGACGGCTTTAGAAGCTCTCTGCCAGCCGTTTGATGCGAGGGTGAGGCAGAATGCACACGAGTCTCCTCCGGGAATCCAAGCCCATTCTGCGCCGTCTCTGATGGCATTCTTCAGCGTGGTGTCAGCGCCGGCCCTCTTCACCAGTCTGCTGACCGCATCGGCTGTCACGCTCGGGTTCATGTTCTTGGTACCCTGCACAGCCTTTGCCACATCGCCGTAGGATGCCGTCCTTGCCGGCACAGCGGGTCTGATCTTCTTCCCGGACAGGGCCGCGACCGCATCGTACATCTCGCACGCTGCAGCTGCGCTCCCCTCGCCGTACTTCGTGGCGACTGCGTAGCAGTGCTTGATCAGGAGATCGATGCCCTCGCCCTCCGTGAGAGCTCCGGACATGACCTTATTGCTGATGAACGTCATGTAATGTTCGACATCCTTCGCAGCAGTCCGATCGAGCCTGTTAAGCGTTGTTATGTATTTGTCCCATGTGCTCCGTTTTATGTTCATTTCATGCTTTTGTCATCGATGTAGATGTCGGCATATACCTTTCTCGGGTTGTGACCGAGCATCATGACCGCTTGCGGGCAGTTCTCATTCACGTAGTTGAACAGTAGCCCCTGTTTTGCGCTCCACTGGATAGCCTCTTCAAGCTTGTGACCGTCTCTGCATGTCCACAGGATGATAATGTCGCCTCTCTGTTGTGCGCGTCTGAGTCTGTTGATCAACTGCAGATTCGGTTGCCCGTCTATCTGGATCGTCCCATCAAAGTCCACTGCCAGTATCATTCACGGTGCTCTCCATCTCATCCAGCAGCTGCATGCCTCGCTCGCGTTGTTCCTGTGCCTTGATCCTGCGGATGTCCGCCTGGTCGAAGCCGATCATCTCGAGGAACACGTCTGTCTGTGCGAAACTGCCCCGGGAGGATGCGATCTTGATGGCCGCGTCAGCCGTGGATGCGATAGACGGCATTGCCGGGTTCTTGAAGTGTGCGACGACTTCTTTCTGCGCGTTGCTCAGCTTGTCGATCGTTGTGTCTCCGGCAATCGCCATCGCCATGAGTGCGATCATGCGAAGTGCATCGCCGTTGCCCGCGTTCAGCTGTTCCGCCATCGTGATCAGCGTCTGAGACTGTGCCAGGATAGCATCGCTGGACGTCGGGTTCGCATCATTGACGACACCCGTGTCCGTCACGGACAGGCCTGTCGCTGCGCTGAACTGTGTGGCGAGCATCCGCAGCATCTGAACGTGCGGATCGATACTTCCCTGCGCCAACTGCCCGAAGGTCGGCTTCTCGCCTGTCTCGGGGTTCGTTGTCGATGCGATGATGCTACCCACATACTGCTTGAACTTCTGATCAATGACCTGATCGTACTGGTCGTCAGTGATGCCCAGCAGGTATTTCTGCGGAGCGGTGGAGAACTCGAGCCCGATTGTCGCGTTCGCCACCGTTCTGACATAACTCTGAATGAGTCGTCTTACTGGCTCCTTGATCCTCGACCGACCGAACGGCTTTGAGCTCGTAGCATTCCAGATCAGCGGCTCCATCAGAGGTCTGCCCATTTTGTGCGGTTTATACTCGGCTCTCCAGTGCGCACCGAGTCTTGTAAGAACCACGATTGCTTCGTCCGTATACAGGTTGATCATCGACGGAAACCATGTCTTTTCCTTCGAACTATCTGGCGCCGTGTCGATGATCGCCATCCCGCAGGAGATCCTGCCCTTTTCGCCGTCCCACAGTGCAGCTGCAGTCTGTGGCGAGTGGAATCTGATCTTGCATCCGTAATCAGGATCTTTGGACAACGTCGCGAATGTGCAGCCGAACTTCAGCTCGTCTCTGCACGCCTTCATGTACTCCGCAAGCAGTCTGTTCCCGGTGACGATCGTGTTCAGACCATCGATGTCCGCTCCATTTTCGCCTACAAAGCCATCAAACATGGAACGGGACGCCAGTACGTCGACTGTCTTTGCACCCCATGCACAGGCGATTTCGAGGTTGCTGAGGCCATCAGGAAGCGCGATACCGAGGTTGACCTCATCGAGTGTGATCTTGCCCTCGTAATATTTATCCTTCGTGTCGTTGCACGGGCGGTGCTTGTTGTAAACATCCACCAGATCCCGCAGCATCACGCGCTCGAGTTCGCCGAGTCCCTGTACAGTATTTGCTGAGATTGTTAAATTCATTTCTTCACCCTATCCGCATTTTCTTACTTGGATCGCGTTTTGATGTGATTGCGCCCCAATAGGCAAGCGATGCGGCCTCGATCGGTGTGGAATTGTCTCCACCGAATCCCCAGCCGCCGCCGATCGGTCTCTTGACCGAAGTTATAGCACTGTCTCTTAACATCTCCTGTCCCGAATACCATGTGATGGCGTGCTCGTTGAGCGCGTTCGTGAGCCCTCCGACCGCAGCGATCACATTCTTCACCGATGGGCGGATCACCGAGCCCTTGTACTTCCATGTGGGCGCGATCCTGTCCACCAGCACGTCGACACCGTTGCGCCCGTCGATGACTACACACGATGCCTTTTGATACCGTTCGTTCA